GTTTCCAATATCTATCGATATTTACACCGTCACCAACTACTTGTACTAAACCTGTTTTTGTAGGTGTTCCTATAGTTTCTATAGTAATATTCGCACCATCAGGTAAAGTTAAAACTTTATACTGTTGACTATGTCCTGCGAATCTAATTATGTCTCCAACTTGGAATACGTTAGAGGCGTCAACTGGAATTGTAGTTGTTCCTACTGCAAGGTCTACTGGGTTTGAATCACCGTCAACACTATTAGTTGCAGTGACAACGTCATTGTAATATGCGTTTGAAGAACCACAAAGTTCTACTCTTAGTGAATTACCTAATCCACCACCATATTTTGATACCCATGTACCGACTGTAGCTGCTTGTGAACCATCTCTATAGTCTTCTATATACTGTTGATTATTTTTCAATAATGTTGTAGATGAACCAAGTGCGTTAGCGGAATACAATCCTGTTGAATTTATTCTGACCACTCTCAATGAAGAACCATATTTTAAGAAAGATTCTGCAGTATAGTAATCTTCTGAACCTGCATCTGTATTTGCAGGATTACCGAACACACTATTCAATCCTTTTGAATCTGAAACTGTTATTACTTCATCAACAGGGCCCCATTGAAATGAACCAGCGAATGCACCTGTAGTAGATGAAACGGCTGGAACAACATTTGTAAGGTCTACTTCTTTGACCTGTACGCCTGGTGATACTTGAAATGCCATACTTTTACTCCTGTTAATGTAAAAAGTTTGTTTTACTTGATATATTTATAACTTTAATAACTCTAACGAATATATTTTTAAACAACTGTAAACCACCTATCCCCATCAGAATCCACAAAAGTTTCTTGTTCTCCTTGTTGTTGAGACCCAAAAACCCCTGCAGGAAGAATATCATCTTCAATCAACTTCTGTTGTTCTGAATATAATAAGTCTTTTACTTTCTTATCAGTTAGATGGACAAAATAATCGGTGGTAATAAACCATGAAAATAATACACAATTCATCACTAAATCATCATTATAACCTCTATCTGCTTCATATGAATTACCTTTTATTACAAAGGTCATCATTTCAGTAATGGTTGCACGGTCTACAATTGTTAATCTATTTTCTTCCGTAATTTCTTTTAATGTTGAACAACCTACTCTTTTTATTCGTTTGTTCATAGTCACACCAATATCTTCTGACTTTGTTTGTCCTTGTGTAAAGACACTAGGGTATTCTATATCATAGTGCAACTGTTGTGCGACCATAGCACCTTCTGCATTATTCTCAATAATTACTAGTGCTTCATTATATGGTCTTACATATTTATTAATTATGTCTGCCAACAACATAGGTGAGGTAGTGTTATCTCTATACACTAACACTTGTTCAAAGGGTTGATTCGTCACATCAAAAACTGTAAATGTAGAATAGTCCAGCCCTTTACCTTGTGATACGTCAACAGTACATATGTAAGTATGATTTTCAACTGGTCTCTTATATAGACTAATACCATCCTTTACCCAATCAGATTCTACTGCTCTCATACCTAATAGTGTATTACTATTGATAAGTGTAGAACCAGTTCCTAGGAAAGAGTTTCCATACTCTTGTTCAAATTGTGCTTCTGAAGTGTTTGCAATGGTTTCTTTCTTCCATTCTTCATCTCTGCCTGGCACATCATACCAGTTGATTGTGAATGACTTATATTCAGATTGTTTGTGTATTGCAGATTCATATATCTTATGAAACATATTACCCACACCGTTTGCAGTAGATGTGATAATCACCTTAGAATCTTTACCTGATGTGACCACGGGATATGTTGCAGTATAGAATGTTTCTGCATCATCTACGAATGCGAACTCATCAAGATATAGTAAGTTGATTGACATACCACGAATCGAACTTGAAGAAGTTGCGGCTGCAACCACTTTACTATCATTTGCAAACTCTATCGAACCTTTGTTGAGAATCTTTACACCTGGCTGTAAAAAGAATGGTACAGACTCTAACATAGTGACGAGACGTGCAATCATTTCCCTTGCAATTGCACCTTTGTTTGCAAGTATAGCAACAGTCACTTCAGGGTGAAATAGTAAAAACCACAATAGATACGCACAAGAGGTGATTGATTTACCACTCTGACGTGATGCAAGAACTACACTAAAACGAGATTCATCATAGTGTTTTATGAGTTTGTCTTGGTACCCACGAAGTTTAAAAGGTACCATACCCTCATCTAGTGATATGATTTGTGTATAGTTCTCAATAAAATGACAAGGGTCATTAGAACACTTCATGTATTCATCTAACTGTTTCTTATCATATTGAACATCTATTCCCGCTCTTTTAATTAGGGGATTTCCAAGATATCCTTCGTTTTTATTTAGAGTCATCCTGTTTTGATTTCTTTAGAAATTTCTGTAATTCTGAAGTTGAACCGACATATAAATGATTGTGTTGTGTTTTTACACTTCCATTTTCGTCTTCTAATTTCTTTAATTTTGTTTGAACGTCTAATAACTTCTCTGCAGTCTCACCTACGGTCTTTATTAACTGACCTGCAACTTCGTATGCTCGAGGGTTTTCCGTCTCTCTACAAACGTCTAAGATACCGTCAATCGCATCTTGTCCTCTTTCAACAAGACCGTATAAGTTCTCTCTAGTATATTTGTAATCAGTCTGTATGTTATCAGATTGAGGGGGTTTTTTGATTACTTGGGTAGTCTTCTCTTTTATTTCAGAGGAGATATCCAAGACATCATTTAATTTTGAATCTATATCTTTTGTCATAATTAACTTGCATCGGTCACCTTATCTTCACTAAATGTTGAAGGTGCGCCGTCATCATAAAAAGTCACGGTTTCTGCAACTACGAATGTATCGCCTGGGTCTACAGAACCTACGAATTTCAATACAGTGTCTTTACTTATAGTCACTGCACTACTTAAAACCACTGAAAGTCTATCACTTGCAATAGAGGAAACAGTTGGGTTTGTTGATAAGTTTGTTCCAAACACCTCGTCTCCTACACTTATCTTACTATTTATTGCAGTACCAAAAGTCACTGAAGTAGAACTAGAAACTGCGTTTGCAGTTTCACCAAATGCAGGTTCATAGTGTTTCACTTCTTTCACTAGACCTGATTCGTCTATCTGACTTGTTGTAAATAATCCTGTTGCACTGTTTATATAATCTCTTTCGATTACGTTTTTAATTACACTACCAGTGTAAACAGGGCCGAAGTAATTGAGTTTCATTGTAAATTCTAATGTATATTCTATTACTCTTCTTTCTTCAAAGGTTCCTTCGTATTGGTCTTCCATGCTTACACTATTTAATAAGATTGGAACGTCTCTATAGTCGGTCATAGAATCAATCATTTTCATAGTGACTGTATATTCAGGTTGGAAGTATGGTAAAATCTGTTCTACAATTTGCAATGCATCAGACATATTCTTTGCAAGTACACTTAATTGAAAAGTAATATTGTATGGTGCAGGTTGATATTGATAAGAACGATTAGTTCCATTTGAATCTAATGTAGATTTTTGGTGTCTAATTAGTTTGTTTTGTTGTCTTGATGCATCGTATTCAAATCCTGAAATTTGGAATGCAATTCTAGGTAATGATATTGCAGTTCTATTACCATCAGTTAGATTAGGTTCTTCTGCAAGTCTCTGTAGAAACTTTTGTTTTGGGCCGTATGAAATGGGAACTTTTTGTTCAGTTAAAACCGTTCCATCTTCTTTGATTTTCTTTACTGTAATATTATTGAATAGTGTTCCAAAAATAGAAACAGCACGTTTTGTAGTTTCATTATAAAAGAATGTACCAAACATTATGTGACCTCACCGAAAGGATTTGTCTCCGAGAAGTCTAAGTAGTTGTCTGCTTTATCTTCAAATTCTTTATTTTGTGAATTACCATCGTTAGACATTGTAAGTATATCTGTAATCGAACTGATTGTATAAGATGCACCATTATCTGCACCAACTAGTGTATCACCGACTTGAAGTGTCTTAGTGTTATCTTTAATTGTAAGTTTTCTATCACTAGGTGACCACGATACAACCTCTCCAACAACTATACTGTTTAGTGTGATATTTTCGTTTGCATAGTAAGTTCCACTTCCACCTGAGTTCATTGACATTTCTATAGTGTATGCTTGTTGGTCTTCTACTAAGTCTATGTTTATATTACCAGTATCAAAGTCTTCACCACTGTATTCAAACAATTCACATTGCAGTTTAAATACAAATAGTTTACCAACCTGATAAAAAGGATTTTCGTGTTCTACAAATTTTATTTCAAACAATGAACCACTCAATGGGAAGTGTATTAAATCACCTTCGTTTGGTCTTAGTCCTGTTGCAAGGTTTGAATCTAAGGAAATAAATCTTTCCCAACTTCTTAACGATATGATAAAGGTTGCAGTATCCCTTACTTGTACACCAAACTTACTGAATAGGTCTCCTTCTCCTTCAAACCCGTCTGTATTTTCTATATACATTTCAACACTATATGAATCACCAAACTTAGATTGTATGTCTTCTCCTAAAATAGAATCTTCGTCTACAATCTCTCTTGGTAGATAAAATGTTTCATGTCCATACATTCTAAGAGACTCAACAACTAAATCCTCGTAAAGGTGTTGTTCAGTCTGAACTGCATGGTTAAAAAATACGTTTGTTGGCATATAACTATCCCATTAAATCCATGACTGGCATTTCAAAATTCAGTCTAGATTCTTCTTCTAATCTTATAATCTCTTCTTGTGCTTCTGTTTTAATTTGTTGTGCATCAAGTGTCACACCACCAGGCAGTGCAATACCTTGGAACTTAGAGAGGTTTTCACCCCATTGATATTTTACTTTTGCAGTTGCATATTTCTTTAACCACATATCATTGTAAATATCTGTAAAATCTGTAGGGTCTATCTTCCTATAACATTCAACTATAATGTACTCTCCTGCAGTTAACTTCGCAGTTGTGTAATCTAAGTATAATCTATTTTGGTGTGCGTTATATCTAATAGGAACTTGACCCACTAACATATCGTTTAACAATTTGATATGTTGTTGAACTTGTGAGTAATATAGAATACTTGTTGATGTTAAATCCCATAAATCATTTAATCTTAATTGATATTGTATGTCAAACATACTTGAAGTTTGACCTGAATGAAAAGGGAATACTCTTAAAACACTTATAACATGTTCGGGTAGTGTAATATAACTTTTACTTTCACCATATGATTGTCCTGCAATCGCTTGTGTACCACTTGTTGAACCTGTATGTGTGTCGTTAGTACCAAATGATGTAATTTCTTCTTGTGTTAACTGGTGTTTTAAATATGTTTTGATATTAC